TTCATGGGATAGACTAGGTAGTTATTTTCAACGAACAGCACGACATATTGTAGACTTATTCAAACCTGAGAGAACCCTTGACGTAGGATGCGCCAAGGGTTTTTTAGTTAAAGCACTAGACGAATTAGGCGTAGATGCTTATGGCATTGACCCATCGGTTTATGCCGTGAGCAACGCCCATCCTGACGTGGGAGACAAGATCAATCTTGACTCAGCACAGTCCATTCCATATCCTGACAACACTTTTGATGTAGTGACTTGCTTCGATGTGATGGAGCATGTGCCCCTTAAAGAAGTGACCAAGACACTCAAGGAACTACTCAGAGTAAGCAAGGAATGGGTGATCATTCGAGTGGTGACGCATGAAGTCGAAGGCGACTTGGACTCAAGCCACGAGACCATTCGTGACCGTGAATGGTGGACGGAGAGAATCGAGAAGGCCGGGGGCAAGGTTGAGGCTAACGACGCGTATTTGAAGGATGGCGTATGGTGGTTCAATGTTCCTGAGTTTTTGATGGTGGCGAGGAAGGCTTAACTCCAGAAAGGTGGTGATAATGATTGTGGCCTTTTGATAGATTGGCAAGAAGGACAAGAGACCCTTCAATCCCTACAGGCCGTCACACCGTTATTGGTGGCACTTGGGGATGGGGAAGGCGAACCTTATCTCCGCATCGGTCACGGACAAACGATGTGCTGGAAACCTTGCGCTCGATTAGTGATGAGGCTTCTGCCTTGGATTTTGCCCGTAAGAAGATTCCTGACTTGTCAATGGCAAACTGGAACTTCGTGCGAATGGCAAACCAAGGGCACGAGATGGCTTTTTATGCACTTGATGACAAAGAGCGTAAAAATCGCTTGCGAGATATAGAGCGGGAATGGCGTGACTTCGCTTCCCGTGTTAACGCCATATCCAATGCAGGGCTTGATGGCTTGATAGATATGCTCCACTATTCGGGGTATTTCTTAGGAGCGCAGGCTGTTGAGGTGGAAGTTAACGAGGATAGAACGGATATTGTTGACGTTCATCCCGTGATTCCACAGACCATCGAGTGGGAATTAGAAGAACGCAATGGGCGGCAGGTTTATATCCCCTATCAACAGGGACAGATTGGCAAGAAGGTGTCTTTGGAACCCGGCAAAGCCAATTTCTTTTGGGTGCCGACTGATCCCGACATAGATGACCCCCGTGGAAATCTTGTGATGGCTCCTGTGTTACAATCCATAGACTTCCAAATGCAAATTATGAATGACTTGCAAGCGGTCTTACACCGGCAGGGATGGCCAAGAAACGATATTGAAATCGTGATGGAACGCATGATGGCTTCTATGCCACCTGATGTCAAAAGTAATGCCGTAAAGCAAGCACAATGGTTGACGGAGCAATACAACAGGATTAAGTCTATGCTGGATACTATCGAACCCGATTCTGATTATATCCACTTTGACGATGTTAAAATCAACATGACATCTGGAGCTAATGCTAGCCGGAGCCTTGATGTTCGGGCTATTGATGAATTGGTGTCGGTGCAGGTTTTGAATGGCTCAAAACAAATGGGCATTGTGACCAATCGTGTAGGCTCCACGGGTGAGACTGAATCTTGGGGTTCGATAACGCTCAAAGTATTCACAGATGGCATAGCATCAATGCAACGCGGGAGCAAACGGTTAATTGAGGAAGTTGCGCGTTTATGGTTGAGAGTCAAAGGCATACAGGCTGTTCCAGTGTTCACTCATAATCCCGTCAATTGGGAAAACGAGGAACAACGCGCACAGGTTCGCCTGTTACAGCAACAATTCTGGGCGGTTGCTCAACTTATGGGTTGGTGTGATGCCGATTATGCCGCTAAGGAAATGCTCAAAGTGGATAGAGCTGCAGGGCAGCCCATTGAAGGTGCAAGGGTATCCTTCTCTGTGGGAGGGGGTGATCTAGGTGATAGCAACCAACTGCCGAGTGGACTACAGCAAAAGAATCGTGGGTTGCGCCCCGTTAAGAACCTGTAAGCATGAGTGGGTGCTAGATTGCATTTCTGAGGACACAGGTGGCAAGCGTGTCGCAATGCGCTGTGCTAATTGTGGACAGGTTGTAATGAAACATGAATCGTATTCTGCCAAACCAGGTGCGGTCATAACGCATTTTTAACTGGAATCATCCAAGAAAGGTGGTGAGAAAGATTGAGTGAATACGGAGTCCCAACTCAGGGGCAACTGGACAAAATAAATGCGTTGGCGAAAAGAACCTTATCGAAAGATGAGGTTTTCGCGTTTTCAACCAAAATGGTAGGCGATGCCATTCTTCCAGAGCGATATGTCAAACTGGATAAGTCTTTACTGGAAGTGTTTCGCGATGATGCCCGAACAGGTGTTGCCTTTATGCTGGACCATGCTTGGGCAGGTATTCAAAAGGCATTAGTCTATGGACGCACTTTTGATGCTGTTCTGCGTCGAAGTACCGATGTAGAAGGTGAGAAGTGGGGGTTATACGGCGATGTTTATATCGTTCGGGGTAAAGAGAAGGATGGCATTTCGACCGATTCTATCATTGCCGACATTGAGGATGGCACTTTATTTGATGTATCCATAGGATTTGGATACAACACCGCTATTTGCTCTATCTGTGGCAATGAATATTTTGGCAGTGAGTGTCCTCACTTCCGGGGTCTTGAATACGATGGGCAACTTTGTTATATCATAGCCAAACCTCCCGGTTATTTAATGGAGCTTTCAGGTGTATTTGACGGAGCATATCCGACCGCAGGAATGTTATCTGCAACGGGTGATTTTGAGGATAACCTGTTCATCCAGGTCCCTGATGAAGAACTCAAAAAACTGCCATCCGGTATTATGACCTATGCCACATATGGTTCAGCCAGCGGCAGGCTAGTAACCTTCCACAAGAAAGACGACCTAGCCAAGGGAAACGTGTTCAGCGTTCCCGATTTATCAACATTGAAAGGTGGTGGAGAACAAGTGAGTGATGAGATCAAAACCTATACTCAGGAGCAGGTGGATGCTCTCGTAAAGGAAGCGGTTGACAAAGCTGTTGCCGACGCATTGGCAAAGCAGGCTGAGGACAATCAAACTTCTACAGAATCCGTTCAGGTTTTTATGACTGCTGATCAGGTCAAAGAAGTATTGGGACAGGATTTGCCTGCTGACAGAGTGCTTGCTCTAGCTCGGGAAGGTCAAGCCTATCGGAATGAATTGATCGAGGAAGCCCTCCAATGGGGCGTGAGAGCGCAAGGTGATACTTTCAAAAAGGAAACTTGGGAGAGAAACTTCGGCTTGATGAGCGTTCAGGACATCAAGGATACGATGGAAACCTGGAAGGCCCAGGCTAAGGAGGAAATCCCCGCAGGGCGGCAGACTCAAGCAGGACTAGGCAGGGATAAGAACAAAGTTACTTTCCCCGCCGAGGCCTTCAGGGTAGGCCGCTAATAACTTAACAACCCAAGCAACTCCGCTGAAAGGCGGATTTTTTTATGCCCATTTTTACTTTTATGAAAGGAGAGTGAAAACACAATGGCTCGTGGTGGATTGGATTATGAAGGCATTGGTGCCCTGTTTGCCACTTTTAAGGCGGGTGACAACCTCAAGGCAGCTTATGCCGCTAGTGGTTTAGCAGGTGTTGAGGGCATGGCAGTAACTTTATCTAATTATGAAACTGTTGACTTTGGCAGCGCAGGCGATGCTCTGCTTGGCAAGGTGGACAAGTATGAGAAAGACGGTTATGCAACTGTGCAGGTAAGAGGTTTTACCTCGTTTACTGGGGTTTCCGGTGCCCTGCCTAACTATGGCAATGTTGTGGTTGTCGATGGCAATGGCGCAGTAAAGGCTTCCTCTGGAGCAACTGGACATTCTAGGGCTATCAGCGTTGGCTCCGAAGCAACTGGCCCTGTCATGGTATTTATCGGCTAATTGTGCCGTACAGAAAGGAGTGAAATAGACAAGATGGCAAACATCACTTTGCAAAATTTAAGCATGGACCTGTATCGTCAGGCTCATTCCAAAGAGATGACTCTTTCCATGTATTTGGAAAGCCTTGATCCTTCTCCCGAAGGAAGCAAACTGGATGCCTTTGAGAGATTGATGCAGGAAGCAGGGATTGTTACCCGCAATATCCCTGAGAAGAATATTTTTTCCTCCAAGGTAGATGCGTTTTATCGTACTGATGAGAACAAACTGCTGTTCCCTGAATATATCGCACGGACTTTGGTGCAGGCGATGGTTCAGTATCCGGTGTTTCAGTATCTTGTGGCGGCACGGACAATGATTGACAGCAATGTTTACAAAGCCGCTTATCTTGATCTGGATGATGCCAGTAATAAAAAAGCAACTCAGATGCGGCGTGTAACCGAAGCTGCGGAATTGCCGGTTGCCAAGTTAAAACTTGGTGAGAGTGCGATTAATATCTATAAATATGGTCGTGCAATCGAGGCTTCTTATGAGGCTTTGCGCCGGATGAGCATTGATGTATTCAACATCCATCTACAGGAGATTGGTATTCAGGCTGCCGACAATAAGATTGCTGAAATCCTGACCGTTATCAAAGATGGTGACGGCAATAACAACGCAGCTACCATTTACAAGGCTAAGGACTTGGATTCGTCCTTCTCCACTGCATTGACTAGAACTGCATGGATTAAATTCCTGCTCAAGTTCTATCCGCGCGCCTGCAATACCGTGGTAGCTGATGAGGAAGGACTGTTGCAGATACTTGGGGTCTTGTATCCTGCATCAACGGTTGCTGGCTTGATGGATGAATTGTTGGCTAAAGGCTTGAATATATCTGTTCAACTGCCGCAGAATATTGTAACTAACGTAACTCTGCTCTACAGCCCATATGTCGAGAAAATCAACAACAAACATGCCATCTATGGCTTGAACCGTGAATCTGCTATCGAGGAAATTGTCGAAGTTGGTTCTACTATCAGTGAAGTTGATAAGTTTATTAAGAACCAGACCGAATTGCTGACTATTTCCGAGAACAGTGGTTTCCGCAAGATACTCAAGAAGTCCTCTGCGATCATGACTCTTGAGTAATCCAGAAGGGGGGGCTAACCCCGTGAGTAACTTAATTCTGACCGCAGAAGATTGGCAACAGCGAATTAGAGATAAGGTAGGTGTGCCAGAAGCATACCTACCTGATTCTCTTATTGAGCAACCTGATTGCATTATGGTAGCTGAAGCCAACATTATCGAGATGATTCCAAACTATGCGGATTTGACGGGAATTGACAGAGTGTATCTGGAAGCGGCGACTGTCTGTGAGTGTGCTAGGTTATTGTGCCCTAGTATGAGTGCAAGACTGCCGCAACGGGAGCAGGGACCGCATTTCACCCATGAGATAGTAGTTGATTGGGACGCTAAAAAACGTGACTTGGAGGAAGACCGGGACAGTTATTTATCTAAGATACCAACGGTAGCGGCATCTTGGCAGACTGTTCCGCATTTCCAAGTCCACAATCACAGGCGGTGATGACATGAGCGTGCTTCAAATCGCAGGGTTTTGTTTGGTGAGCGTAGTCGTTATGAGCGCAGTTCTGGCGATTTTTACGGTCACAGAGAACATTAAGTTAAGTCGCAATGCGTTCAGGGATGGTGATGAGTTATGACCTATGCTGAAAAATTTTTGAATTCACATGGACAGACCATCACCATTCAACGTAATCCTACCGTTACAACTAAAGCTAGTCTCAAGCGATCTACCAAGGCCGTGCGTGACCCTGGAATCCGTGACAGCTCATGGGAAGGGCTTGTCTTAGCTGACAGTAATTTGATCAGTGGAGAAGTCTTTTCCCTTGGCATGGACAAGTATCTAGTACAGTCAGCCAATGTCGATAC